CTCCCTCACTTCTTGCTGTGAACGGCAAGTCGCACACGCACTCCACGGTTCTGAGAGAGCCCTTCAAGATATACTTTGTTCCTGGTCAGTCGCTGAACTATGAATGTAAGGCTAGGAAGCCTATAATTCACCGTCAAGGACACCAGGCGTGAAGGACACGGCGGCGGGTCTACCCCATCCTAGCCAACTATGAATGTTAATTCACCGTCGACCGTCCACCAACCCCGCTACCCTTTTGGCGGTAGCTCGCCCGTAGGCTATCTCGGGTTGGCTTTGGAACTCTCTCAAAACCCCTTCTGTGACGACCGTAGCGTGGGACCGAAGTCGAGGTGGAACATAGTCCACCCTTCCCAACCTATAAAGGCCATCGACGGACTGGGCGCTTAGACGCCACACCGTTCTGCTAGCCGCTACGATCGCTGCATCACGACTCACCCGAACGTTGTCGAAGATCGGGAGCGCCCTGCACGACACTGCTGTGTCATGCTCGCTCGCACTCAACGACCCGGGAGGAGTTCCAGATACTCGAGGTGACGAATCTGCTTATGCTCTTCGAGCTCGGCCTTCGTTAACACCTCTCTGGGTCCCTCCTCCAAGGTGAGATCACCAAGGCGTACTGCCTCATCGTAGGTCGGAAGTCGGTCTATCCCTCTCATGAGGAACACCTTCTTCTCGACGACCCGTCGAGGCGCGAAGTACGCATCCTTCGCCCTTTTGTACCATCCAGGTACCTCCCTTCTGGACTCCGCGAGGCGGAGAAGACGAGAAGCGTCTACAGGCGGGCGCGAAAGCCCCAGCCAGTAACGTAACTCGAGAGTCTTCTCCTCAAACCTCACGGTGCCAACTTTTCTCCACTTCCATGCGGCAAGCTCTCTGCTGTTCAGAAGCTCTTCTTCCCTCGTTAGAGAGGAAACCCATTCTACGTCGTCCGAGTTCATGACGACATTATGTAAATTGGGTAAAGAAGGCAACTTACGGCAGAGTTCATCCGCAGGGTTCTCGTCCAACCTCCGCTTAACCATACTTAAGGCTCCCCCCTTGTGTAGCACTCTCCAAGCGAAACGCCCGGAAAAACCAATCTCATGAGGAGAGAGGTTAGTTCGGTGAATCGTTTTCGAGTGCCACTTGACAAACTCGACGCCCGCTCTAAAGCGGACGTCAGGTGGGAGGCCCGGTTGCGCGAATTGTTGGAGGGAACGAGGAAGCGAGTTGACGTATGGCTGAGTTCGCAGCATACCAAATCTCAGTGTCGGTACGACCCTAAGGAAGCCGGATTTCCACCGTAAAAGTGTACTATTCAGCGACCCGTAATCGTCCGACACGCTGGTCTTGGTTTGCTCGACCTCTAAGCCGACGGCACCGACAACGCGGACCCACGAACTGTAAAAAGTTCGACCGGGGTCCACCACCTGGAAGAGGATGTCATCGCCATTAATGAGCACCGGTATCTTCGGCACGTCGGCATGGCCGAAGTGCTGTCGAACAGCCCATTGAAAAGCGATGTAGTTCTGGACACAGAGCAGCGGGAAACTCAACAAGCGCCCCATCTGCTGTCCGGACACAGCTTCAACCTCCTCGCCGTCGTGAAGAAACAACGGACGGAGAATTTTCAGTGCGTAATCCGATATCCCCTCAGGGACTCGGGACGCACGACTCAAAGCAATCCGAAGTATCTCCTCGGCGACCTCCAGCGGCA